GGAACTAATCGTTCATCAACGCTTTTATTCATTCGCCCTTTTATGAAATTCTTTTGAATCTTAGCCATATTATTTTATCCACTTGTTTTGACCTCTTAGATTCATTAATAATCTTCCTGGGTGTATATTGCTCAATCTAAGTTTTGCGTTCCTTAGAAGCGCTGATTTCTCTTTTCTAGACCTGTTTATGATGTATTCCTGCACGCCATACTTACTTGATAGTATTACATACTTCATATAGGAGTATACAAACTCTTCAAATAGTTTGTTTACGCTTATCTCAGAGTCGTCTCCATTCTCCATTCCATCAGATACATACTCAAGAACTACCAACTCATCTGCCATGTCTGAGCTAAAGTTAATTACACCACCTTTTTTGTTTATCTTAAATGTAGGGTTAGCATTTGCTGTCTCTGTATTTAAACCATATCTAGCTCCAACAGGATATTCAAAATACCATATACCATTATAGAAATAACCTTCCTGTCCATTGTACGGGCTTTGTTGGTTTAGGTATATAGTTTTATTGCTACCTGTTATTCTATCAATATCTAATGTAGAGTTTTCAGGCTTTAAAACATTACCATCTTGGTCAAATAAAATCCTGCAATTATTATCTTGTAAGTATGCGTCACTCCAATTAGTTTGAATATTCTCAGTCAATGGAAACAATGTTCCATTTTTATACATTGATATTCTAACCCAATTAACATAGTCTTTTGGCAATACAAATCTTAATGTATCACAAACTTGTAATTCAAGTATCTTAATTTCTTTTAAAGAGTCATAGTTTAATTCCTGTATAGCTCTTTTTGCATGGAACACAATGTTATACCTTTCAACATTATTGATTAGTTTGTCGTTTCCAACATACATAACCATAAAGTTATTTACTATATCATTTAAAGATATGTATTGATACGAACCCCAATTAGCATCTTCAGGATTTAACCCTCCGTTTTCATAGTACTGATAATCTGTTATATATGCCATGTCTTATCCTTGTTGTTTATCGTCCATTTGTTCTTCCGCTTGACCAAATTGTACTAATGGTATTTCTCGTATTGACATACCTGCGTATTGCAATATTTTGTTTATAAGATTAACTTGATCTGATAAAGGTAACTCAAAGTCCTGATAATCAGATGCTGACTCATCAAACAAAGGCTCGCCTGCATTTAATGTAGCATATGTCCAATTTGGGTCTTTAGGATATCTAATATACTGAGAAACAACTGTTCCTGCTGTAACAATAGATTCAGGATAAACTGTAATTGTATTGCCTGTATTAACATTGTTTGCCCCTCCTAAAACATACGCAGGGAATGAAAGACCTGGAGTAGTAAGTGGTGAAGAGTTTAAATAAAATATTTTATTCTGAGAAACTCTTTCTATTTCTGTTACTCCTTTTGTACTTAAAATTGCATAAGACGTGTCTCCAAAACTTCCTGTAAAAAAATCATTAGTAGATATTGTTAATTGAGTATTACTGTCTACACTAACAACAAATGCGCTTCCTCCTGAATACAAACCTCCTCCTGTAGTGTTTGTTATTAGCTGACCCGCTGCTACCTGACCACCATTAATAAAATTTGCTGATGAATCCATTAACGTATTTCCTATTGAACCAAGAGTTAAAGTACCCGAAGCTGTAAGATTTGGATAGTAGTTTATTTTATCTATTAAATAATAATCACTAGGTAAATCAAATAAGTTTATACCAGTGTTAATTAATCCTTTAGTAGAAGAAAAACTATCTATTACCTCTACTAATCCTTTTATAATATTAGCATAATCACTTCCAGATACTCTTGCATTTTGCTTTACAATCCAACTGTTATACTGATAAAAATAATCTTCAAATATATCTAATTGAGCTTGTTTTGCATATAGGTTAAAATCATTAGGAGTTATATACCCATAATTATTTTTGTTTGCAATTGAAAGAACAGTAGCTCTTACTGTATTTATTATTGAGGCCATCTATAAAGTCGTTTTCACAAAGATACAAAAAAAGAGGCTTCATATTTTGAAGCCTCTTTTGTATAGTTATTATTTCATTTTAGAATCTAATATTTTTAAAACTTCTAACCCTTCATCACTCTGTAAAAATGATGCTAGTATAAATAATGGGTCTTCACCATAAGGAACAGTAAGTAGTTTCTTCTTGTTTCCTTTTAGATTATAATAAACATCTTTTTTATTTCTTAATGTTAAAAGATTTTCACTAAAGAAATTAGCACATTTGTTTTGAAGCTTTAACAAAGGATCATTCATAGCTTCCATAAAGTCATTTGGATATCTCTTAGCAAATAGCCTAACATCTCTTTTTAATTCAGAAGAAGTTAAATTCTCAACTCTTAATCCTATTACAACTCTAGCGATAGTTTCAAGCATTTCAATACCTAAATCTTTTGCTATAAGCTGAGACTCTAAAGCTAAGTCTAAAGAATCCACATCTTCACTTGCATCTCTTTCTTTATCAACCTCTACAAACATCTGTCCGTTTGATGGATGATAAGCTAAAAACTTTTGTAATATTTGATTTTGTTTTGATACAAACAACATACCATCTTCAAAGACGATAGGTTCTAAGATAACATTCTTGTCTTGCTCATCTTCAAAAATGCTTTTTGAATTTTTAGCGTAACGTAATGCTTTATTT